AGCCAGTGCTACATTCTACCTTGAGATAGATAGGCTCGGACTGGCAAATTGATTGCTATGTTGATTAAATTAACTCAGGAAAATTAAAATGGCTATTAAGCATATACACTTGGGAAGCATGAGATATGTTCACAGTTATGATGATACATCTCTTCCTAATGCCATAGAAACTGATGGGCCGATCTCTGCTGGAGCTGCTCCTACTACTGGAACTCAAGTAGTTAGGTTAGATGACCTGACTTCTGAAGTAAGTGCTTATTTCTTACTTGCTGGTAGGGCAGGGGGCCAGGTAGGTTATGGAGGTATTGAGGCAGGTGATGATTTAGAATTTTATTCCACCTCACATGCCACTAAAGGCAATATAAAACTAAGTGCCTACTTTGTGGTAGATGAGAGTTTAGCTACAATCTCAATAACTAATGCAACTCTAACATTTACTGGAACTGGGCATATTTCTTATGGTTCTATGTCTGCGGATAACATTAGTCAAGTTGTAACAGTTAGTGCTACTGATACATATTATGAGATAGGTGGGGGTTTATCAGATGGTGGATCGGCTGGAGTTACGTTTCAGAATTCTAAGGAGTTGAAATGTCTAACAGCTGGAAAATATTTAGTTACCTATTCTCTTGCATGTTATACGGCCTCTGCAGGTCAAGAAATAGAATCAGAGGTCATGATAAATGGTACAGCTCAAAGTAACACCAGTAATCACACAGAATCTATGACAGCCAACAGGCCTATGAGTCTTAGTGGGACTGGAATTTTAACTCTTGGGGTAAATGATTTAGTTAGTTTGTCCCTATCTAATCACACCTCAGTTACAAATATTACAGTTGAACATGTAACTTTAACTCTTCTCCACATTGGAGGTTAAGATGTCAGTAGATGCTACCCAACCAACAGATGATAGCTTTGTAAGCACTTGGCCAGCCCTGATTAGGGCCATAGCTACACTAGCTAATACTAACGAATCCGCTATCGCCGGGGAGTATATGCCCACAGTGAGTGCGGCTAATGTGTCGGCGACTATTAGTACATTCAATCAAGTGTACACTGTGAACTCAGCCTCCGCAGTCACTCTTACACTACGTGAGACTGTAGCAGCTGATGTGGGAACCTTTCTTGAAATCCACAAGTTGGGAGTAGGAAATCTTACCATAACTGCTGGAGGTTCTGACACTATAGCTGATGGTGGAGCGGGTACAAGTATTGCCAACACTACTGCAGCCGAGGCTAAAGCAGCCAATGCTATCCTCCGTTGTGTGGCTGTGGGTCAGTGGATGATTCATGCTATCTATGGAACTTGGGCATAAGGAGTAGGGAATGAAACGCTACGTTAATTTAATCAATACAGGAATCCTTGGGTTACTTCTTCTTATCCCCTCTTATGCCTCTGCACTAAATGTTGGCACAGATTGGACTAACACTGATAAGAATCTCAATACCACGGGCAGCATCACTGGGGATGATATTACTGCCACTGGTAAGATAACCCCCTCTGCTGAGGGAGTGCTATATAATCAAGGTGGGAATAATGCTGTAGACACCACTATTGAAACTAAACTGTCTACTCAAGTAGTTAATATTTCAGATTGGGCATCTCTTACTACAGCAATTACTGATATTAGTACTGATCCAATATCATTGGTATGTAATAGTATTGTAACCATCCCTGATGGCACTTCTCCAACCTTGCTTTCTAATGTCACACTTGAAATTAAACAGGGGTGTAATATTAAAGGTGTAGTTGGAGGAGGAATTGAAACTTTAGTATTTAATAATGCTGAGGTAGTATCCCCGGATAATGTTGAGTGGATAGGCACAGACCTAGTGGTCACAGGACTCTCTGGACGAGTCAACACTCATTGGTTTAGCACTTCTGATACGGGTGCAAAAATAAACACAGCTTTAGATGCCTCTAATAATGGGGTTACTATAGTTGTTAATCCGTTAGATTGGTTTGATAAGAGTTACTCAACTCCAATTGAGTTAATAGGAACTACTGCAACTGTAGAGTTCCCGGGAGTGGGAGATGGTACGGCTTCTTACAAAGCCCACTATACCGGCCCAGATTACGCTATGTGGATTGGGCGTAGTAGAATGTTAGTTAGGGGTGGATTTTCTATTGACTTCACAGGTAATGGAAATACTGATGTTGATGGCCTAGTTTTAACTGGGTCGGATAGTATAGTTAATGATTTCATAAGTATTGCAGGTGCATTGCGTTATGGAATTTTTGTAGGGAGTTCTACAGTTGCCCCTTATGGTAATACTTTTACAGGGGTTGTTAGAATATCAAATTCTGAAAGTGACGCTATTCGTTTTCAGAATACTGGTGGGGGTAATCCTAATACTAATACCTTCTCTGGCAGGACTGTAATATCTAATACCTTAGCAGCCTTTCCCCCTGAATCCTGTACCATTTCTCAGGCAGCAGGAGTTGCAACTGTTGTTCACGCATCTCACCCTTATGTAGAAGGTGATACTGTATATATAAGTGGAGCAGGGGATGCTACTTATAATGGTGCTCATATTGTACAGAGTGTACTTACTGACGGAAGTTATACTTTTACAATTGACTCTACTACAGCATCTCCGGCCACAGGGACTATAACTGCTACAAAACTACGTGTCGGGGTAGCATTCGTAGATGGATATAGTAATTCTTTTAATAGTGCTTATGTACAGATATCTGCAGGAAATTCATTTGCAGTTAGTGCAGATTCAGGTAATCCTAATACATTCAATATTTTAAATTCTGAAACTGTTAATAGTATATTAGCAGATACTGGAACGGTACAAGTTGGGGGTGGGGAAAATTTTGGACTTGATCCAGTAAACTTGAATGGTGGATCTACTGGTAATGTAGATGCGGCTAAGAATAGGGCATATTTTTCTATGCCGTATATACTTATGCCCCAACCTGCTCATCATGCATATTTAGAATCTGCTACCACCCCGGGTATATATGTTACTGATGGGACTGGAGCTACAGCCCCATTTGATGAAGCGGGTAATATAGTTATTGAAAGTACTTCAAATCTAGCTAAAAGTATTTACATTGTTACAGGTGGGACAACAAGTAAAGAGTGGATTGTAAATTTTGAGTCAGATGGTGGTGTGAGACTACGATCATCTAAAAGTGGTGCTGGAGTTCTTGTCTTTGAATATCAAGGGAGCCCAATAGGCTCCTTGACGGCTACACCTGGGTCGTTATCTTTAAATAGTTTAACTACCACTGGTACTTATCCTATGTATATAAAGCGAGATACTGGCACAGCTGGATGGCAAGGTCTTGGAACTGTGTATCCTTAAATTATTATGACTAATTTAATTGAAGATAAAGAGTTAGATGAGATTTTAAGTCTTTGTGTGATTGACATCAAAGTATGCTGCGGCACACTATTTCCTGAGATCTTTTACGCAGACTTCTCATCTCTTCATCAGGCCATCTTTGACCTAATCAACTCTGGGTATCATAAGATAGCTATTGCTGCACCTCGTGGTATTGGGAAGACCTCTATTGCTAGGACAGTGGTAATGAGGGCTATCTTATTTAGGCTAGCTAACTTTATCGTATATCTAAGTAATAGTGCTACATCTGCTGAGATGCAAACTGAGAATATTAAGCGAGATTTACTATCCAACCCTCAGGTAAAGGCCCTCTTTGGGAACATCAAAGATGTTATCGGTGAAGATAAGTCCATGGATGAGACCTTCTCCAAGAGTGCCTGGACTGCTTATGGCTCCACATTCATCCTCCCACGTGGGGCTGGGCAGCAGGTACGTGGACTTAACTGGGCTAACTATCGCCCAGATCTAGTCATCATAGATGACTTAGAGAATAAAGATGAGATCCGTAGTAAAGAGAATCGTGAGAAACTCCGCACCTGGTTTGATGGCGATCTCATGAAGACTGAGGGGAGGTATAGTGCTAAGAAGACTACCTTTATTTATATAGATACCATCAAACATGAGGATTCTATCTTGGCAGACCTGATGGACTCTCCCGAGTGGAAGACTGTACAACTCTCCATCTGCGATGAAAACTATAAGTCCCTTGATACTAACTATATGACCGACGAAGAGGTGATGGCGGAGGTTGAGGAGCATCGTAGGAAGGGGACTCTTGATGAGTTCTATATGGAGAGGATGAATATTCCTATAGCCAGAGAAGATGCAGTCTTCAAGCAGGAGTACTTCAAGTATTTTGATGACCAGTTGGATAAGATAGTACTTCCGAATAAAGAAGAATGTCGCACCTATGGCATGCATCATATTACTATAGTGGATCCTGCTAAGACAGTCAAGTTGAAATCTGCTGATACTGCCATTATTACAGTGGCTGTAGATCGCACGAGTAGGAAAGTATTTGTGCGGGAACTCTTCAGTGGAAAAGTCTACCCAGATGAACTCTATGATGAGATGTTTCGGCAGTTAAAATTCTACAACTCCTTCATGCTTGGGTATGAGACCACAGGGTTGAGTGAGTTTATAAAGCAGCCAGTTGAGAATGAGTGCCGTCAACGTAACATCCACCCTCTCTTGGTTGAGCTGAGTGCTAAGAGAGGAGTTAATGAGAAAGGGAAAGCAGAAAGAATAGCTACCTTGGGGCCATATTATAGGTTGGGTTATATCTATCACAACAAAAGTAATTGTGGTAAGTTAGAGGGCCAGCTCCTTAGCTTTCCCAAGTCTAAACTCTGGGACTTGATGGATGCTTTAGCTTACATCACTTTCATAATGGATAAGCATGCGATTTATTTCGATCCCTCTGATGAGATGGAAGAGGAACCCCCATCTGACGAGTATGACACGTTGGAGTGTGAGAGTGAGATGGATGCTATGGAGATGGGGCTGATTATATGAATGCTATCTTGATTAAATCAACACAGGAATGGGGATATAGATGCCTAGTATAATCGTAGGGGATTCTAACGGTGGGCTTTACAGGTCTAAGAATCCTGAATTTAGGGATAATTATGACTATGATTATCCTGAAGGGTTGGATCTGAAGCCTGGAAGTAAATTGCATAATCGGATCAGAGATAAGGTTATGCAGAATGCTTATGATAGTGCACGAGTTATGTGTACGCGGCACTCCGATTGGAATTCTATAGATCACACCCTTACTGCTTACATCCCAGTGGATGAGGAAGAGAATGCAATTAAGGATAGTGATAAGCGTAGACCCGTGAGTATAGTTTTTCCTTACTCGTATACAGTATTGGAGACCCTTCTCTCTTACTACGTCTCATCTTTCTTACAAGATCCTTACTTTCGCTACGAGGGTACTAGCCCGGATACAGTGATTGGGGCCATCCTGCTGGAAAAGTTGATTGCCATTCAGTGCATTAAAAATAAGGTAGGGCTCAATCTCCACACTATGGCAAGAGATGCTTTTGCTTATGGGTTTGGAGTAGTGACCCCTACCTGGGTGTCTGAGTATGGTAAGAAGTCTGTAGTGCAGGAAATCCCTAGGTTCTTTGGAATGGGGACTAGAAAGGAGACTCAGATTCTTGAGAACCAACTTCTCTTTGAAGGGAATGCACTGGAGAATATAGATCCTTATCTGTATCTCCCAGATGTAAGCGTCCCCATTCATAAACCCCAGGAAGGTGAATACTCAGGGTGGGTGAATAATACTAACTACATGTCTCTACTCTCTGAAGAGCAGAATGACCCAGAGATGTTCAATGTTAAGTATATTAAGAAATTGATTGGTAGGAGAACTGGAATATATGTAGGGGATAACTCTGGAAGAAACACTAAGTCTAACATGCCTTCGAGA